CCAATAACCCTAAATTATCATCTATATAGCATTGTACATCGTTTTCTATCGCACTTGCTATGTTGATATCCAAATCAATTTCTTTGGTGTTTATAACCAATCTTTCATCGTTTACATCATAATCAGTTGTTCTAATTATATTTGTACCTTCGTTATTAGCAATATCAAAAGTTCTATTTACTCTTTTGCTATTTCTAACCCAAGATTTCTTGTTATCAATTACTCTATCTAACTGAAAACCAGGTGACTCACTAATCAATACTGACTTACCATTTCCATCAACACAATTTCTAATTAATTTAATATTATCAATGTATATACAAACATTTGAACATGTGTTATTTATTTTTAAAGATAATTTTATCTTTTTATTTTTAAACAAATCCAAAACATTTATATCATCAATAATCGTTGAGAAATTTAACCATTTTGATTCAAATATAGTGTTTGCTAAACTAGCTTTAAAAGTTGCTATATCACTAGCAGTATTACCTAAACCAGATTGAGTTTTTAAATCAGTTAATAATGAATCTTTAACTATATTACATGGTTCAACATTTCTATAAGTTGTTGCGTAATCTTCCAAATCAAAACCAAACGGTACTGTTGGACCAGTTAATTCACCACCATAATTTAATGGTGTACAAACACCAGTACTATCATCACCGCAAATATAAAAACCACTATCGTATGGGTGTAGTTTTAAGTATGAATATAATTTACCACTCCCAATAGTTGGAAATAAAGGAGATTCAAATACAGTTGATAATGAACCATCTGAGTTAACAACTTCTAACGTCATTGAAACGTCTAAAGTTTCCAATGCTTCAATTGGTGTTGCACATGTACTAGGTGTGTCTAATTTTGCTAATAAATCATTTAATTGAGCTTGTAATTCATCAACTTTAGATTGACAACTTTTACTGTTAACAACCATTTCATCAATTTCTTTCTTTAAATTACTTTTATAACCAAAAGGTGTTGTACATACTTCAATTATTGGTGGTTTATTTGTATTGATAAATTGAGTATTTATAGCCATCAAAGCAGTAAAATCAGCACATGTATATGAATTTACATCACCAGCTAAAAATCTGTTATATCTAGCTGGACCTAAAATATTTTCCCATTGTGTTAAACCATCATTGTTTTCATTTATACAATAAAGTGATGTTGCTTGAGCAGAAACAGCGGCACCTTTTTTTCCATAAGCAAACGGTGCAGTTATAGGACAAGAAGTTATAGAATATTTACTATTTAAAAAATCATTAGACTTTCTATATATATCAGCTGTTATCTGAGAACATTCTGTTTCAACTTTTAATATTGAATTTTGACGTATCTTTATTTGAGATGATAAAATAGGGTCAGCGTTTGTATTTATAGATGGGTTTAATATACTAGCCAGATTTTGACAATCCATTTTAAACAAGTAATCAAAATCTATCGTTAAACTACATTCTTTATCATCATTGTCGATATTAAACAAAGCACCATCATTATTGACAGCATTTAATATAACTTTAAATGAATCCAATGCACAATATTCTGGTTCTTGTTTCCATCTACAAGATTGTTTATCAGCATCCCAATAAATAGCTGTTGTATCAACACCTTCAAATACACCTATTCTTGTTTTTGCTTGTTCCATAATAAATGGTAATCTTTTTACACAACAATAACCACCATAGTCTACCGATTCTTTTCTAGAATAATCCATTCGTCCTCCAGTAGTAGGAAAAAAACTGATACTACCATCATCATTCAAAATAATAGTTTCTTGTGACGGTTTATAACCATCATAAGTACCGTATTTTTGATAATAAGAATATTTATTATCTAAGTTATCTTGGTTCATAGATTTTAAATAGGCATCGCCCAATGCTCTACATGTAGTATTAAAATCCTCTATGTCAAAAAAATATCCCATATATTTTATTTATATTTAATTTTATATTTAATTTTATTCGTATAAACTTTTAGTATATGATGCACAACAACTAGCCTTACCACTTTGTCTATCGAAAAATATGTTAACCAATCTGCTATCTTCACCTTTAGCCATATCCTTAATACCTTTTTCTGTTAATTTACAACCAAAACCTATTTCACCAGTAAAAGGGTCTTTAACACCAGATACTGGAATTGTATAACCTTCTATACAATTTGAACCATCTGTTGTAACAACTGCTTTACCACCAGTACCATGGAACATGGCAAATTGTAAATAAAAACTACCAGAACCAACTGGTATTTCTATTGGTTGTAAAATTGACCCACGGATAATATTACCATCTTGGGTAGGTGTCAATGGTATTAAACTCCATTTACAAGCTACGTTACAACCACATTTATTTGTAGTACAACAAACATAACCACTACTTGCCATATCTCTATTACCTTCAACACCACCATCATACGTAGAGTCCATATAAGCAGAAACACCACCCAATGCTTTACAACATTCTTTATCAATAAATATTGATTGTTTAACACCAACGTTTTCATTTTTTTGGTTATACACATACATATCTACTTCATAGAATCCAGTAGTTCTGTCTATCCAGTTACCATAAATATTTGCACATGGTTTAGAAACTGGTCGTGCTTTTCCAACACAAACACTTAAAATATCATCTTCACCATCACAAGGACAACCACAATCTGTTACTGTTTGTGTTGGCATTGGGTCTTTTATAATTTCTGATTGATAAACAACACAGTTTCCAATGTTTGTATTATCATCAGCAACTACATCAACATATGTTGGTCCAGTATAGTTAGTAATAACACCTTGAGCATAATTTGTAAATATATTTTTTTCACTTGTTAATGGTTCACCAATACTTACAGTTACAGCTGAAAAATTAGGTATAAGTGTTCTAAATTGATTAATGTATTTATAACCTCCGTCATAAAACCCAGCATGTGGGTTATTACCAGCTAAAATATCAATAGTTGCACCAGTACCACCAGTTTCTCTATACCATAAACCGTTGTTTTGGAAATACATATCTGGAGAATCTGGTAAAGTTTTAGGGTATCCATCTGAATCAATAGGGTAAAGAGTTAAATCTGTATCTAAACCATTTTGGTCTAATATTTCTAAAAATAAATCAATATCCAACGGAGCGTTGGCTCTGTAGATATATTCGTTAAATGTTATCAAACCTTTTGGTATACCCATGAAGTTAACTAAAAATTCTATTGATTTTCTAGCACCTTTTGATTTCCAAATCCATGGAGAATTTAAAATAAGTCTTCTCCATAATTCATTATCCGTTTCAACTGGTGTCATACCTACTGATTGACCAGCATAAGTTGATTCCGAAGAATCTACATAATTATTTAATAAATTATCACCAACAATTGTTGATGCTAATTCCCAACCCAATACTCTAGCTAAATCTTTTAAATATTTATCTGGTACATTATCTTCTCTATTATATGTTACTGTACGTGCAAATTGAATACCATGGACAAATTGGTTTAAATCATCAAAAGACCTACCATAAATGTTAAGTGTTTTATTAACTTTTTGACCAGTTGTTGTATCTTGATGCATTTCATCTAAATGTACTGGAGTTGTATCAAAAGCAGAAATTGATTCTGAAACTAAAAATCTAGTCATTAAATTTGTTTCACTCAAATCGTAGTTTGTTGCAATATTTAATAAATCAGTCGCATATTGTGTGTAATCAGTAGTATCAAAATCAATATTATATCCATCACTAACTGGCCATGTTAAAGATTTAGTTGAAAACATTAATATACCGTCTTCAGTTCTAGTTGGGTAATCAAACGTTGCCATATAAAGAGGTGTTGATATCCTATTTAAAAGATATTCACCTAAACCAGTTATAGAATTGAAATATGTATCAACAATTATTTTTTTTGGTTTTATATGGTAATAAATGTTTGAAAATTGAGTGCTACCAGTAAATGGATTACCTTTTACTTTGAAATAAATATAATCATTAATTTCATAAGTTGACCCAGTGAAATTTAAAACTTCATACTCAACATTATCAATTAAAATAGCATAAGAACCATAATTCATTGTCATGTTTCTTAAATCATTCGTTTCATTAAATGTATCTATAATAGTACCGTTTGTTAAAAAATTTATTTGGTACTGATTAATTAAAAAAGTTGTATTAACTTTGAAAGTACTTTTATCAGTTAAAAAATCATAAGTATAATCTTCATAAGTATAACCAACATAATCATCTCCATCAATACTAACCAACGGTGAGGCATATAAAGATGCTGGCCATTTAGTTATAATATCTTCTAATGTAATTCTCATGTATTCGGTCATTGAACCAAATAAAGCATAATTTTTTAATTTTTTGGTATCTAAATTTAAAAAAGTAGCGGTATTGTTTAGTAATAAAAGTTGTGTTTCAGCAACGGTTAAATCTAAATTTTCTAAAGTAGTGAAATTAGAATATTTACCAGTGGCATAACTTTTATCAATTTTTGGGTCCAAGTTAGTTGTAATCGCAAAATTACCCATAGTAAATAAGGGTGTACCACCATTACTAGCTAATTGTACACCTACTAAATCTGGACTAAAATTTCTATATTCAATATTACCATCGTACATGGTTTTTTTTGAATACCCAGCTACTTTTATCTTTTTTGCCATTTCAAATATTAGATTGTTGTTACGTTATTAAATGTTTTACTAAAATCAATTACACTTCTTTGTTCTCTAACCTCAAATAATGGTTTACCATTAAATTGGTCTTTGATTTCATATAGGTTAAATTGTTTGTAAATATCATTATTAAAGTTGTAAATTGTGTAAATTCCATCTTCAAGACTTTTAGTTTGATTACCAAACAATGCAAATGCTAATGTTTCAACATCATGTGCCACCATCTCAACCTCAATCATAATAGGGTTAAAAAAAGTATTCGTAATTATTACTTGTTGATTTGGTTGTCCGATAAAAGGCAACGCATTTGGTTTAACGTTAGATGCAGAAGCTGGTGATACAGTACAAAAAGTTAAACTAGAATTATCGTTAAAACGATATCTAATTGCTTTTTGATTACTATTTGTTAAATTTTGGTTAACTGGTTCAGCTCTATTATTTGATGTTATTACTCTAAAAAAATTATTAATCTTAGCATCAGTTGTTGAAGACGTAGTATTCAGATATTCTATTCTATAACCAACCAAACCATCATTTTCAAATTTACTAGTAAAATTAGGTGGTAAAGATGAAATATCAAATAATAAACCTTTTATATCTGAAAATGAAGATAATACACCAACGTCAACAATTTTTGTTCTAATTTCTATTGGTTTTATAATTATAGTATAAAAACCTTTTGTATTAAATTGACCTACTGGTAATTTAAGTGTATACATACCACCAAAAACCTCAAAACCAGTAACACTTGATTGAGCTTTGTTAGGATTATCAATTTTTTGTAACACAGCATTTGCATCTAATTTAATTAAATTAGGATTACCTATTTTATCCCTAGAGGGTGTGTAGTGGTAGAAAATTTCTACATCATCTGGTGATATATCCGCTGGTCTTACTATTCCATATGTTCCCGTTGCCATATTTTAATTTTTTAATTTTGTATTTAATAAATTGACCATGAAGTTTATTTCATGGTCATTCATTTTATTCATGTCTTTCAAAGATAATAACAAATGTTTCATAAGTAAGTACTTGTTATTATATTCTTTTTCTTTTTCTGTCATTATTGTTTATTTAGCTTGTAATACCCATTTCCGTAGCTTTCTAACCCATTAAGATTCTTTATTTCTGACAATCTTAAATGCATATCCATAACAGTTGTAATACCTCTATCTATAAATACATCGTTTTGAACTTCTGGTGGAGAAATTATACCAAATAAATATTCTTCTTTAGTTAAAGCCGATAAAGATATGTTTGTTTCGTTGAATCCTTCACCAATATATCTTATAGTTGTAATATCTCTAGTAACATTTACACCATCAATTAAAACAGTTCTAGTACCTTCAGAAAAGTCATTAAATAAAAACCCATTCACTTGATTATTGGTTCCCAAATTAACATCGTTAATTGTATCAAAAACATAAACTTTAGGTTCACCCATTGATTTAATCCTATCAACACCACGTATATTTGGAATACCTTCGTAATTAGTGTATTCTTCAGCATTCATATCAAAACCAGTTCTATATGGATTTGTTTTAGCGTATGACCTAACATCTTCTATTCTAGAATCAGTATAAGCTGTGATAACTATATCAACAAAATTATAATAAGAGTTTTTTGTTTTATATGGATATCTTAAAACATTCCATAAATTTTGTTGTGTATTTACCGTAGTAAAATAAGGGTTTGTCGCCCCAGTCATAAATGGAAATTTTAAACCCAAAAATTTTAACTTATCTGTTAATATAGTATAATCTGGTGGTGCACTATTTCCATCTTTAACAATATAATCTATATCCGTAAACATACCCATATCATCAATATTTTGTGTTAATAAAATATTGATATAGAAAGTTGTTGCAGTCATTGCACCCCATGTGTTTGGGTTATCACTACTTCTATTTGTACTGTCTTCTAATGATATTTTTCTTTTTATTACTTCCATTATGTTGCTTTTATTTCATACAATGTAACTTTACAAGTATTTGAATTGTAAATCACGTTATTAGGTCCAGATGGTGATACTGGTATTGCATTTCCATTGTAAGTATTATCAATCTCATAATAAAAACCAGTTGACTTTCTTACTAATACAAATCTAGTATATAATTCATGTACCAACTTATCAATGGGTTGTGCTGTATTTTTTACCATTAAATTAACATTTTTACCAGTTTTTGAATTTTTAAATGATGCTCTCATATATAAATACTTTTGTGCACCAATATTTAAACCACTTTTGAAATCATATATGTGATACCCTTCCGCAAAACCTCTAGGGTTTAACAAAGGATTTTCAACAACAAAATTAACTGGTATTTGTACAGCTGGTTTTGGTGTCCCAGGTATCGTGTTTGGTGGTAAAGGTGGTTGCAATAAATCTGAAGTATTTAATTCCGAATACAATGTCATATATGTAACAAGATTTTGAGTCAATGGATTATCAGAATCATAAAAACTTAAATTTAAAAATGTTTGTTTAAATGATTGTTTTCTAAATTTAATATCATCATCATTAAAACCAATATCACCATAAAAACCTTTGTAATTACCAGTTGAATCCAAAAGATAAATATCATAAATAATTTTATCGATATGATTACCTAACAAATCCAAAGGTAAGAATCTAACTTTTTCATAATCTATAATTGGGTTGATTGCATACTCAACTTCTGTTTCAACAAAAACTCTTTCAATTAATTCAGCATTATCAACATTTTGAAACTCCATAAAAAATGGAACAGTAATTGTAGTTGCTGTCGTTCCAGTATCTATTGTGGTTAAATTTATAGTATATTTATTAGCAAACATCGTCTTCTGAATTAATTGTAAATTTATCTGTTATTCTATCTCCAGTTGGGTCGGCTGGGAACTTACCATAATATAATCCCCAAACACCAAATGGGTCTTGTCTTCTAACTGAAAAACAATAGTTATCGTACATATAATGTGAATTATTTAAAAATGGATAATCCAAAGGTTTAACATCACTTTCGTTGAAACCGATATCTAATAAATCTCTCCAAACAATTCTAGTATCACCTAAGTCTGTTGCGTAACTAGGTATTCCATATGTAAATTTGTCTCCAACTTCAATATATGATGAAAAATCTCTTATTTTTATCAAATTATGTGGTTGATAAATATAACCTTCATGTCTTGGTCCCAAGTTTATAGTTTTAGTTTTAGGTGGTGTCAATGGTGATGTTGGTTTACCTACTTCAGTGACATATGCCAACGTAGTGTTTGCGTTTTCTCTACTAACAGTATTGAATCTATGAAAAACGTCAGCCAACACTGTTTCATTTAATGTATTCACATCATATTCAACTAAATCACCGTAAAATTCATTATTATTACTTACATTATTTATTTTTACATCATCTTCCAATGGTGTATGTGTTATAAATGGTGTCCCAGTACCATTATGTATTCTATGTATTGATGGAATACTCCTCAAATAAGTTATAGTGTTACTATTGACCAATCTAGAATCATAAGGTGTTTCAATACCAGATGATACTTTTGAGAATAGTTTATTACTATCCGTTTTTATCATTGTCAAATATAATTGACTCAATGGTCTACCTAAATTATCAACCAAATCACTTACATCAATATCTTCATTAAAAACAAACTGAATAATAGAATCATTAAAAAAGTTTTCACTAAAACCTACTCTATAAGCTTCATAATCATCGTTTTCAATAATAGGTGCTAATTTTGTTTTTATTTTTCTAAACTTTCTAAAATAATAATTACATTCAATATTGTTAACAACTTTTTTAAATCTAGAATTAAGTGATAACACACCAGTTGGTGGTTTATCGATTACAAAATAATATTCTTTCAAATCACCATTATCTAACCCAGTTCTAACAACAATGTGGTCACCATCATATCCAGTAGTATTAAATATTCTAACTACATCACCTACATTTAGATTATGTCTACATGAAATACCAATAGCTGTCATATTTCTTGTTGAGACATTTGCTGGTACTCTATTTGTTATCATTACACCACCTCTGACCATAGTGTGTCCACTATCAACACTAGCTGGATAAGTAATAGTTATCTCCCAATTTTTAACTGGTGTAGTTGTTGTACCATATGGTTTAGGGTCTGGAATTAAACTAAAACGTTCTCGTTTAGGTTCCATATCTATATAATTACATAAACCAGATTTTGTAATGTCTGGGTCATAAACACCAAACCAACCATCTTTTTCTTTTAAATTTGTTTTAATAGAAGTGGTAAAATTTATATCTGTTTCATCATTAAGACCATCTTTAGGATATGACGTATCTAAAAAATCAACTGTAGAATTTAACCAAGTCCACGTATATTTATCAGAATTTATCGGTTCAGCCAAATTAAACAAAGGATTAGACATGGTTGTATTCACCGTACCAATTATTCGGTACGATTTACATCTTTGTCTTTCAACGTTGAATCTTTCAGCAACATTAACAATCTTATAAATCTCATTTGTTGGTAATAATCTTTGGCTATTCTCAATATTGATTTTTAAATAAGTGTCATTGTTAACGTTTTTAACTGATAATTCTTTGTTTAATATTTGTTTTGTTCTTTCCATATTATTTATTAATTACTTGATGGTGTTATAAACGTACAACCAACGTTATCACTAACAGTAACTGACTGAATAACTGATTTAGAAGAGTTAACAGATGGTGTTATTGAATATGGTGTGAAACCACCACTAGTTACTAATGTTTTTGTACTAGGTGTTACAATAGTATTATAAGACCAATAAGCTGATAAAGTTTGTATTGGCATAGCAATAGTAAATGAACCACTATCAGTACAACCCTTGTTATCAGTTATTGTATATGTTATTACTGCTGAACTAGAAACAGATGGCATAGTTGTATTTATTACTTGTTGATTAGTTGTAATCGTTTCAGTAAAGAATGAACTAGTACCAGTTGGGCCAGAACCGTTTATTTTATATTTGAATGTATATGGTGCACGTTCCATGTATGAATTACCACCAACTGACCAATGAGAAACATTAAATTTAAACGTAACAACATTTGGGTTACATTGTTTAATATTAACTATACCAGTAAAGTTAATACCTAAAGTTGTATTTGGTAATCTAATAGCTGGTTCATTCATAACTAATTCGTTACTAACACATAAACCATCAACAGAAATAAAACTTAATTTTAAAGGATTATTAGCTTGTAAAGTATTAGGTATCGTAGCGTATACGTATGTTGAACCGTTAACATAATTTGTTGTTGATAATAAATTATTATATATTGGTGTACCAGACGTATCTGTTTCATCATTAACTCTATATCTAATATTTATTTTCAATGGTGCAACAGAACCAACTGGAATTGGTGCACCAGTTTGTACCAAGAATGGTATAACATAACTAGTTGAATTACATTGACTGGCTAAATCAGCAGCAGAAGCCATAGCAGCAATCATTTGTTGATTTTTACTATCAATTGTGAAATTGAACGCTGTCGATGTCCCATAAGCATCGACAACAGTAGCTGAATAATTACCTCTTAATAAACCAGTAGCAGTTAAACTAACACTATTATAGCTAGCTGGTCCAGTAACATTTATCGTATATGGTGATTTACCACCAACAATATTTAATATATAACTACCATCTGAACTACTCCAACATGTTGTTGGTGTAGATGAAGCTAATGTTATAACTACTGGTGTTGGTCCGTCAATTTTTAAATCTTGAACAGTAACAGATGTTGTACCATCACTCATTACTAATTTATATCCATATGCTGGAGGTGTTGCTCCGTTTGAACCCATATCTGCTGGTAAACTACCTATAACTGTTGGTATTGATGTGATGTTAGTTGTATTCACTATAACTGTTCCGTTACTTTTATATAATTTATATGTCCAAACACCAGAACCGCCACCGATACTAGTAATTGTTATTTCACCATCAACAGCTGATGCTGAAGTACACATTTTTGTTACACTAGCACTACCATAAAAAGGTGGTGGTCCGTCAATATTAACTGTCTGAGTTACGTTGTTACCGTTGGCATCTACAACTTCAATACTATATTGACCTTGTGGTCCATTGATTGTTTTTGGTATTGGTTGTCCAGTTGCTGGGTCCATTACTAAAGTACCAGTACTTACACCATTAGGTCCACTTATAGTGTAAGTAAACGGTGCTGTTCCAGAAATAACAGTAAATGTTATAGAACCATTTGAATTTGCACTTGATGGAATTGAACTAGCAATTATATTAAATTCTTTTTCAGCAACTGGAATACATTTAGTGAAAAATCTTTTGTTTAATTTATCTAAACTACTTTTACCTGGCATTATACCAAAGTAAAAGAAATATGAATTTTTAGTTTGTCCATAACTAGTTGCACTACCAGCTTGGTATCCTCTAAATTTTAAATAATCCGCTCCATTTTGACCAGCAGCGGTAAAATAGGAAGTTGGTGTATTAGTTGTATTAAAATCTGTTGTAAATGTAGCACCATGATTAAATGTTGTAACACTGTTAGGTAAATTTTTATTCAAATCATATATAACATCCCTAAACCATTTACCACTATTTTCATCTATATCTTTCGACCCAATAGTATCATCTGGTGCTATTGGGTTACCAGCTAAATCATAATCTAATTCATCTAAATCAACACCCATTTCACATAAGTGTCTAATGTTTAATACTTGTCTAGAATCTGAATGAACACCTAAACAGTCTACTTCAAAAAATAAACCTTTTATATTTCCATCTAAACCACATTGTCCAGTAGTTTCAGTTGTTCCAGCATCGGTTAATTCTTGTATATCTGGTGGTATTTTATATGTTGTAGGAATCAATAAAGATTGTATTTTTGGAATACCTTGCCAATCACAATCAAATACTGAACCTAAACAAATTATATCTGTAGCAAATAATTTGAACGTTACATCATGTTTTGTTGCAGCATAATAAAATTCTTCACCTACTTTTTTACCGTCTACATAAGTATCAATTTTTTTAATCAACCCTTCTCTTAATGAAACATTATGACTTGCTTTTTGTGAATTTTTACCTTCTGGATAACATAAGTCAACTAAATAATTGGTATGACAATCATTATCACCAACACCATTTTTATTACCATCAACACCACCTTGACTAAAAAATTCTGAATTACAATCATATTCACAAAATCTTTCTCTACCTCTTTTTTTCTTTTTATATTTTAATAAAAACCCAAATAAAGTACCATTTATCCAATCATTATAAAAATCAAATTGAAATAAACCCATACTTTTAGCCATTTCAAAAGCTAAACAATTATCTAACCCAGCTAAATCACCAAAAGATTTTGGATGACCAGCTGCATCACCAGGATAATAATCAATTTTAAGATTGTCTTTAGTACAAGCTTTAAATCCTTCTGAATCATCATTACATCCAGGTGCAAAACGTGAAATTGGGTCTTCATTTGGACATTCTACGAATACACACTTAATATATTTAACATCTTCTAATTTTTTCGCAGTAGCACATGCACCATCAAAAGAACCAAAAGGATAAAAACCTAATATTTTCCATGTAGACAAATCACAAAGAGTCTGGAACAAACCCCTAATAGCACCAATTACAAAATTAACAATTTGAATAAGAACATTTATAATAGGAATAATAAGTGCATTCATGACATATATTAAAAATCCCATTATTTTTAACATTAAACAAATAATGAAAAATATAGCTGAAATTTCAGTATTTACTTTATTAAATGGAAATGGATTTTTATCACCTGGACAATTATCAACATTTTTAACACCAGTTGATGACCTTGTTTTTGCTGGTGCAACATGCGTTTGGAATCTAGCAATAAAATTACTAACAGTATATATTTTATTCCAATATAAACTTCTAAAACTAGACTTTTTAGAAGTTTCATCAAATTTATAATCTATTTCACTAGAGTTAATTGGATTATTAGGTACCAAATATTTTGCTCTAGTCCTAAGTCTTCCCTCACCACCAGTATTTTCCATACCAATCTTGAATCTTACACTAGCTCTGGTTGGAATACCTTTACTAGTGTCATCAGAGGGTATTAAATTACCGTTTTCATCAGTAACTACGTAATCTAAATTCATAGGTATTTGGTAAGCCCATGTACCATCTACATCTATTAATTGACCACCATCTACATCAAATGACTCAATACCACCATCCATGGTTTCTCTAATCATTTCAACGGTTCCTTCACCAGAAATTTGTGAACATAATTCACCTAAATCTTTTCTTGGTCTACATCTTTTATTAATACTGTTTTTATCTTGGTCACCGAATATACTACCCATAAACATAGCAGAAGGTATTATATTATAATTCATATCAATATCAGCTCTACTAATACCTATTTCACATGTTTCAGCCTCACCCCAGAATGGTTGTACGTTAACTGAATAGTTTGTTGATTTCACTTGAACCAACTTATCTAAATTCGTACCACCTTTATATTTAGTTGCACTATCAAAAAATTTAGTTGGTGTACCTTGACTGATTAAATCATAAGGTCTTTGTGATGCAATACCAATATCTGAAATATCAGCGTCAACATGTATAACATATGTTCCTAGTGGAATACCAAATATCATAAAATCACCAGCACTATTTGTAGTTGTTGTGAATTTATAATATTTACAATAAACATGAAGCAATTCTTCATTATCTAGTATTTCTCTTTTGTTTGGAAAAGTACCAATTGGTGTGAAACAATCATTATTTGTTTCACTACTTTTAGGTAATAGATTATATCTAATACCATCACTATCTTTATCAGAAACAATACTATAAGGATATAGACCTTTAATTACAGTATCATTTTTATCTTCATCATCAATAGGTAAAAACACACTAACTCTGGCGTTTGGTAAACCAAATCCACTATTTATTATTACTCTACCAACTATTACACCATAATCTGAACAAAAATTTCTATACGCTTCTTCTTGTGTTATTTTCATTGAAAGAACTTCAATAAAATCAAATTCTTGGTCTATTTTAACTTTAAGATATTTATCTGAACCGTTTGGTGTTGTTTTTATTCTTATTGTTTCTGACATATTTATTTTTAATATTTATCTGTTATATCCTCAACGTCTACCATAACAACATCATCTTCTGTTAAATCATCAAAGTCATCATCAAAGTCATCATCATCGTCATCATCATCGTCATTTTTCTTACCTACAAATTTACTTAATAGGTTAACAATATTAACATCTTTTGTTAATACTATAGTACTAAACATGAACCATATAATCACTATATTTATTATTGGTAATAATAAAATACCAATTAAAAAACCTAACACTTTGAAAGTATAATGTAAAAATAATTTACCTTTTTCTTTATTTGTTAATTTAAAAAATTCATTTTTTTCTGGCATTTCAAAACCATCTTTTGTTTTACAATTACAACCACTCATACAATTAATTTATTATCGCCCATTTATGGTTAAAAATAGTTCTTCTAACTGAACCATTTAAACCATTATTTATTTTTTTACCTCTTAAACAATTAGATAAAACACCTCTAATTTTACTATTTACGCTATTAGTAAATTTATTATTAATTAAATAATCAGCAGCTTCAACTAAATTATCAAACAAAATTTCATCACCAGAACTAATATTTATTAATTTAAACGTCTTAAAATTACCATTATTTTTTATTTTTGTTTTTGACATTTGTATTTTAGTTGTTAAATTAAAATTATTTTTTCTAAGTTTGCTAACTGTAGCTAAATTATACCCTAATAAACTATTCAATGAATCAAATAAATCAATATAAAAATTCTCTCTATCAGATAATATATTTTTATCACAAAACTCAATAATTTCAAATTTGAATTTATCTAATCCATCTCTGTTTACTGCATTTTGTAAATGAGTATTATGATGATTATTCGCTTTTAACATATATTTATGTTTTTTTAACCTTACATCAATTTCTATTGAACTACCAATATAAACTTTACTATCAATAGTGTTAATTATTTTATAAATTCCACAACCCATTTTCTTTTTTTTTATAAATTTGTTATTTTAACAAATATAATCATTTATTTATAATAAATAAACGTTATTGTTTCGCTCTAACAAGAATATCTTTAGCTGGGTACTTAATTTCAAACATAGTTGTTGGTTCACCAAATAAAGTCATATCTGTTATGTCTATTTCTCTTGTTGCTGTATCAATATATGGTTGTGATATTTCATTCAAACTATACTTACCACCACCAACTTTATTATAGATTCTAATATCAATAAGATTTAGTACACCACCAATATTGTTGATGCTTTCGATAAGTGGTGAAATATAAATATTTTCACTCATTTCAAACTTGTTAATATCAAAATATTTTTTTACTTCAGTAATAACTTGTGACATAACTTGTGATTGAGCCACTTTTTTATCAATAAATAAATCAATTTCTAAAGATAAATTAATTATTCTACCATCAGTAATTTGAACATAATCATTTAACATTCTATAATCAGCTAAATAGTTACTCATATTTTCTTTTAACGTTGTTGTCGATTGATTTGTTAAAGAACCATTTGAATCTAAACTCAAAACATAAATCTTAATTTTATTTTGTTCTTCAAAAATACCATTTCTAAATGGTGCACCAAATTTACCTGGAATTTGAGCAATTTTTGTTTGATAATCTTTTATTGTTACAGCTCTGTTTTGTGAAGCAAAGTTGTATCTAACCATATTTCTAATTTCCTCAACACTAGGTTCGTTTTTACCACCAATAGCTGGGAATGCATTATTAACTTTTAAAGATTTTCTTACATTTTGATTTTTTGTATTATCAGCACCATTAACTGTCATATCAACAATACCAAAACCTCTAATAACATTTGGACCCAAATTTGAATCCGAACCACCACCAACTTTATATTTTATAAACATAGTTGTGTTTGGTGTTGGAACGATACCTAAAGATAAATTGTTTATGAAATTACCAATTTGTTTAACCAAAGCTGGATTTGTATCAAAATCACAAAGACTATTTATATCTTGAGTACCAGCACCAAAAGTTATTTTGGTAAAACCTAAATCAGTATATTCTCTAATAAACCTTTTAGCCACACTTATCCATTTTCCTGGTCTGATACCAGAATTATCACTAACACGTGTGTTATCTTCAATAAAGACTTTATCTTCAGCCAATGCATCAACTTCGAACCATCTATTATTCATATTTAAGAATTCACTAAAAGTTGGTGTTGTCGAATAATTTGTTCCAGGTAGCGTTATAATTGAATCTACCATCAATACATCGTTATCTGGTAAAACAACTTCTAAGAATGGTCTAGAATCACTAGTATTTATAATTCTTTTTAAAATTTTACTATAACCATTTGTTACTATCTCTCTTTTTGTGATAGTATAGTTTATCAAAGTACCATTACCATTAAAATTTGGTATAATCAAACGATTAGGTATCCCACTAACTGTAAAAGGACTAGAAAAATCAACATCATTATTTAATTCAAATATTTTTCCAGCACCAGATACTTGTGAACCAGCTCTTACTATTGGTGCGTATGAAACATCAAATGTATCACCGAATACTGGTAAAGTAACACTTATATCAACTATTGTTGCACTAGCTCTTTTTCCTGGAATTTTTAAACCCAAAGTTCTACCTATAGATAACATTGATTTTCTTTCTTTTGCGTAATCTATTTGTGTTTCTGCAAACATTCTATCAGTGTTCCATGATATCATATCACCAACAGCCGCATTTAATTCTAAAAGCATCATACCTACTGATGCATCATTGAAATCACCAAAAATATCTGGGTAATATTGTCTAACATAATTAACTAAATCAGTTCTAATGTTAGCGAAATCTCTTGATGTGTAATTTACATTTGGCATATTTTATAATTTTATATTTTTATTATTATCATATCTGATGTTGAAAAAACATCATCACTTATTGTATAACTTATTGATACAACTACTGCGTATTCACTTTCTGGTGAAGCAGCAATTATAATATCATCTAATTTTAATTTAGGTAAGAATTTTTTAACAACTGTTCTAATTTCATCTTTTACTCCTTCTTCTGTCAACGCATCATTAGGTTCAAAAATAAATCTTAATAAATCAGTACCAAAATCTGGGTTATATAACCTTTGACCTCTTCTAGTTAAGATTAAATGTAAAAGGTCAGCTTTTATAGCTTGGTTATCATTTTCTGTTAAATCTAAGAAAAACCCTTTTTTGCTATCTTTGAAGGGGTAATTTATATTTATATATTTTCCGTTTGCCATAACTTTGTTTATTAGATAAATATAATACTAAAAGATTTTTATAAGTAAATATGGTAAATAAAAAAAGGGGCCATATAGACCCCTCTTTTTTTAAAGTTTATTTTATTTTAAGCTGAACACCCAAAACACTCAAATTGACTGTCTTTTGGTTTCTCAACATTTTGTATTATTTGACTAGATGCTAATTTTGAATTTGCTTCTAATTTTGATTTAGTTCTAGTGTAATAAACACCAGTTTTTAATCCACCTTTCCATGCATACATAAGAGCACTTGCAATCTTACCGTACTTAGCATCATAGTGATACAAGTTCAAAGACTGTGATTGGTCAACAAATTTGTTTCTAATAATCGCTAATTCCAATAACACCCTTTGAGATATTTCCCAAACATCTTTATATCTGTATCTGATGTCTTCTGGTATTTCAACAATGTTTTGAACACTTCCTTTATTTTTGATGATTTTATCAACCATATTTGAATCCCATAATTTTTTATCAATTAATTCGTTTACCAAATATTTGTTGATTACTAAAAATTCACCTTGTCCTACACGTCTAGTAAATAGATTTGATGTAGCTGGTTCAAATGATTCGAATACACCTAATAGAATTGCTGAAGATGCTGTTGGCATAAAACCTAAACCTAAACTATTAAGCATTGGAATTGGAACTCCTTCTGGTAGTGGTGACCAACCTTCAATATATGTTTCACCTTTTGAATATGGACTACCTTCCCATGATGGATAGTTTTCACCTTTTTCAACAGCTAATCTCATTGACTCAACAACAAATGATTTATACATTGTTTCTGTAATGTCTTTATTCCATTGTTTAGCTTCTTCACTTTCATAAGAAATTTTTCTTTTAGCAAAGAAATCAGCCATACCAGCAACACCAATAGCCAATGCTCTTTGGTCCATACCAGCAGCTTCACTCCAACTATCAGACCATTTGTTTTTATCAACAACTTTGTTCAATGCCTTAACCAAAATCCTAGTTGTTTTAGCAATTGATTCCAATGAAGTTTGTTCAGCTAAATTGATTGACGCTAACGTACATTGTGGTGTGTATTTTGGTCTAGATGCTTGGAAAATCTCAATACATAAATTAGATTGTTTTATAATACCAATGTTTCTTTGCATATTGCGTTTGTTCGCATTATCTTTGAACATAACATATGGTTTACCACTTTCTACTTGTGATTTGATAAGTGAATCGAAGATGTCTTTTGGGTTAACTTTTTTACCCAACCCTAATTCAACAGCTTTATAATATTCAGCTTCAAATGCTTCGCCATGCAATTCATAAAGTGGTGTTAACCCAGCTTTTTTAATATCATTTGGACAGAACAAATACCAATCTTCATCATTTTGTAATTTTTCCATGAATAAATCATTGATAACAACAGCAGTAAATAAATCTCTTGTTCTTAATTGCTCATCACCAATAGGCAACGTTAAATCTAAGAAGTCAAAGATATCTCTGTGCCATACTGATAAATATAATGCACAACTTCCAGAACGAGAACCTTGTTTATAGAATCTCATTTTAGCTTGTACCATATCAGCTAATCTTACAACACCACCAGCGTTACCTTTAAATGATTCTACGATACTATCCTTACTTCTAAGAGGGTCAATCAATAATCCGATACCAGAACCTTCTTTAGATGCAGAAGATATCTTAGTAAGCGTATTTTCGATTCCTTCAAAAGAATCATCTTCCAAATGTGTTAAGTTACATGAAATCATACCATTTCTTTCTGGAATACCAGCATTGGTATATGTTGGCGTAGCGAAGTTTCCTTTTTTGGTACTTATTTCATTAAGTAATTCTAAATAGTCTTCTTCGTTATCATCATGTAAATAACCAGAAACACGTTTGTACATACATGACGGTAATTCAGTTGGAGTTTTATGTTCATCTTTATTTGAATACTTTGTCAAGAAAGTAGTTGCAGCAAAGAAGTCATAAGTTAAATCAACTGCTTGTAATTCTTTACCAATCAATTTAGATTGTCTTGATAACAAAATTCGACCACCCAATAAAGAGTAGTCAGAATGTTGTATAATTTTATCAGCAGCTTTGAAAGCTATAATCTCATCAATCTCAGTTGTTGTGATATTATCATTTATCAAAGGAATCACCTCTTGGAATAAAATATCAGAATCAACTTTTAACCCTTTGGCTTGTGTTTTGATTCTAGCTAAAATTTTATTCGGTGTAAACGCTTGTGTAGTTTTATCTCTTTTTAATATTCTCATAGTAATTTTATTTTAAAAATCTTCGTTAAACATTCCATCTATTGTTGTTGGTATCTCAACTCTAGTATATTCACCTTCTCTTTTTTCGAAAAAATTATTTTTAGATGATAAACCAATTCTAGACATGTACTCTAATGGATTTCTTACTTTGAATTCAGTTTGACATCCAAAATCATTCAAAACAATATCAGTTACATATT